AAGTGCCATACGTCTAATGTTTGAGCGTAAGTTGAGCGGAATTGACCTCTGATTTCTGAAGGTTTGTATCTATATTCAGCGTAACGTTCTTGATAACCGAAGACTTGTAAGTCTGCTGCGGTATTTTGAGCGTAGATTTCTGAATTGAGAATTTCTTGTTCTCCTAGTTCTTGGAGTTTTGGCCAGAAGAAATCATAACGTGTTTCTCTGGACCACATGCGATTGATACCTTGTTGATAAGTAACGTCGGCACGGGCTTGCGCAAGGCCGATGATGTAGCCATGTTCAACGAAGGATTTTGAGAAGCCTATATCGCTGCCCATATTTGCGGCAGTTGAATAAGCTGCAAGGTTTGCTTGGGGTGATGTGTTTGATTCCGATGTTTGAGCTACAACGTGTTGAGCGATTCGAGTTGTTCCTGATGATAGAAATTCAGGGCGTTGTAAACGGAAATCAGGAGAGATGACGTTGAAGTGAGCTTTTAGGATTTCGACATAGCGGGTTCCACCACGAGCGTCGAGTTCGAGAAGTGATTGTAACATCATACCTTCTCGGATGGCGTTGATTGTTGTAGTGAAGCCTTCACCGAAGGCTGTGCCTACACCTGTAGATTCTGCGACCATTGTACCATTGGGGTCGAGATATAAATCAGTAGTGCCGGCCATATCTGATAAGAATCCACTTGCGTCTGTACGAAGTGGGTTTTGGTTTGTTGCTGTAGAGCCGGATGAGATAGTACGAATAATTGCTGGATTAATAGGATAGCCAGAGTATAGGCCACGGTCAGTAATAACAGTTGTACCAGATACCCCGATTGGTACTGGGTCACCTTTTTGTGGCCATGGGAGTGCTGAAGTAAAGTAGTCATGTTTTTTAGCTCTTTTTAAGAGTGTGTAAGATGTAAGTGCGTCGGGTCCGTCGCCTTTTGAAATAACTAGTGAATCTTGTAAGTTTTGATCTCGGAACCATTCGTTCCAGATTAAGTTGTATGCGCGGAATGGAAGAGCGTTAATTGAGCGTGAGGTTAGTGAAATACCAGTTGGAAGTCCCATTTTGTCATAGATTGAACCAACGGCGAATGCTGCGTTGATGTTAAGTTTTGGGACTGTATAGTCAGTTGAGTCTCCTGGATCGTCTTGGGCTCCGTTAAAGCGTTCCCAATTGGTCCAAACTAAACGGTTTGGAACGAAGAAGAAGAAATAATCGATGTACATGTTGTCCATGAGTGGGACGACTTGAGTTGCTAGGCGTGCGAAAGATTTAAGGGTAAGATTTACAGTGTCACCTGGGAGAACTTCATCAATGAAAATAGGATTTAAGTAATCGAAATCCATGGTGTCTTTGATGGCGAATGAACGATCAAATTTTGATCTTGCCATGTTAACTTGCGGAATTTGCGCAAAGCTGTGTTGAGAGTATCTTGAACCTAATTGTGGTGTCATAATTTAAGCCTTTCTTGTAAGCGTTTGAATTTTTGTTTTAGTATCGTCTCTTTAACTTTTGGTCTTGTCATGGCACGGGGTGATGGATTGGATAAATATTCCCAATCCTCTTTGGCTTGTCGGTCTTCAGCTTTAGAAATAAGCGTTGGAAGGACCTCTGTAACATAATATGCGTATAATTCTGGGACATGGGTTTTTGCCCAGTCGAGATAATAGCGTGGAATTTTAGAGAGCTCACCGTTTGGTAAAACGATGAAGCCATTTTGGAAAGTGTGTTTGTAGTTTTGTTCTATCCATGTGCGGCCCATGCCGCGTCTTTGTGGAGTCTTATGGATAGGATGATAGTTGTGATCTTGGTCTTTACCGTGGGTTAGTTTTTTTGCTGCGTATCTAGCGACGTAGGATGCGGAGTCGAGTGTAATGTCTCCGAAGTCGTGGATACCTTTTTCCCAGAGGTTAGAAATAATTTCAGAAGTGTAAAGACTATCTCCACGATCAGTTGTGTTTTTGAGCTTTTTGTCGGGAGGTTCCCAGTTGAAGATAAGAGCGTGCCAATGAGGCCTTTTATTTTTTTCACCGTATTCTCCTGTGACCATTCGGTCGATTTTAGTTCCTGGTTCATTGTAATCTATCCAGGAGCGGAGACGGGACATAAATGTTGTAAAGTGTTCGTAGATGAGACGGTCTGACTCAAGATTTGCTTCGTCATATGTCAATGTGAGAAAGATTCCTCTTTCTGAGGTTTTGTATTCATGGTAAGCGCGTATTGCTTTTTCTCTACCGTTGTTGAGTCTACATGGTAAGCATTTCCTGCACGGAAATTGGAAGGTTTCTATACCTAGTGCGACTTGATTTTTTGAGAAAGTAACGCTACCGTCTGGAGTAAATCCAGCCTTTTTGGGACTTATGCACTGCACGTATAGGTCCTTTTTTTTTACAGTCTAATACCACCACGCATTGCGCGCGGGTTTAATGTGTTCATTTTTTGGATGCCTGTGTTCTTTTTGAATACTTTTTTTGATACTGATTTAGGGAGTTGCTTGCGTTTCATACTTGCCTTTCGTTTAAGGTATAACGCAGAGCTTAGATGTGAGTGCGGCTATTTACAACAAGAGAGGTAAATAGCCGCACCGTTCTAGACTACCGTTTTAGGGTTAGGTCTTTTGGCCAGAATGGCCTTCATGACATGCTGTGGCGTAGGAAGCATATCGAATTTTGCTTCTTGGGTGTTGAAGTCTCCTAGAAAGTAGAGGTCGAAGTCCTCTGGATATTGGGAGACTGTGGATTTTTCGTCGTTTACTAAGGTTGTAAAGTTTCTTTCAGCTTCACCGTGGCTTTGCTGAAAAAACGGTTGGTTGTAAACTTCTGCTTTTGTATCACGGATTGTGAATACTTTCATTGTGTGCATTTTTATGCTCCTTTTTGTGCCTTTCGGCGGTTGAGTTCGTAAGTTGATAGTGTCTGGATTTTTGTCAAGGTGTCCTCTTAGGGCCAGCGTTGTGAACCCTAAGGAGGTCACAATGACAAAAAAGAAATTTAAGAAACTTAAATATCATTTAGAAACCTTGTATGCAGATATTTTGCTTGCGCAAGGTTTTGATTTTGAAACTGCTAGAAAAGGCGCTGAAGCGCTTTTCGTTGGGTTTTGTATTGATTACGATATTGTGGAAGATAAGGCCCCGTAGGGGCCTTTAGGGCTTTGGGGGCTGCGATGCCCCCCGCGTTGCGTCTGCGACGCAGGTAGAGGTGTTTGTAAGCGTTTAAATAGGTGTTTTGAGGGTAACTGTACCCCCTTGCGTTCAACGACCCCCTACTAGGGGGTTTGAAGCGCTACCGGTCTAGTCCAGACCGGGAGATCTGAACTTTTGGGTTTTTAAGAGTTTTTAGCACAATTAAGATCGTCATCGTTTAATCGTTGTCGTTAGTATCTTGTGCTTTTTTGGTTGTTTTTGGAGTTGTTTCAGGATTTGGAGTTTTTGTAGTTGGAATTGTTGTTGTTAGAATGCCTAATTTAACAGCTTCCTCTACGTTTTTAGAGTCCTGAAGGAACTCTATGAATTGAGCAGGATCGTTTTGGAATCGATTCCTGATGTTTGAAGGTAATGTATCGAAAGCGGAGTTAGCTTCGATAACGGTTTGAAGTGCTGTGCGATAATCAGGGATTTTGGTCATGTCCTGATATACGCCTCGATTTTTAGCGAGGTGGTGTACCTGACCAGTTTTGATATATTTCGCCATAATTGTGTTGACGTTAACGTATTTTGCGAAAGATTGGTCAGTTTTTGAAGGTTGAGTGTTTTTAGTTGAAACTTTTTTTCCTTGGATGCGTTCGAATGTTTTCATTTTGGGCCTTTCATTTTAATTTTTGCTTTGTTTAATGCTTCAGTGAATGCGTCACGCAGTTTTTTATCTTGTTCGTACTGCGAAGGCGTGACAAGCGGTGCAGGACGAGAATTGGATTGACCAGCTTCTTTAATTTTTTTCATTCCCCAGTTGTACATTTCATTAATCATGTTTGCTTTGGGAAGGTCTTTAGACAATACGGTTGTTTCCATATTGGATTTATTTTTTTGAGCCTCTGCTAGAGCTTTTTGAGAATCCATAAGGGATATCTCAGCGCCTTGTTTTGCTGCTGCTAATTGCATTTGTTTCATTTCGACGGCTGAGGTGATTGCACCTTTTGCCATGTCTTTTGGAACAGGGTTAATAGCTGTAGCTTGGGCACCTGCTGGAGTGCTTGCGCCCCCAGGAGTAGCAAGAAGAGGATTAAGACCAGCTTTTTTAAGGTCCGCAACAGAGCGTTGATACGATGATGAAGACATGCGTTCTTGGAATGCCATTTGTTCACGGGACATGTCCTTGTTTGCTTCGTTGGTCTTTTTGGCGCCTAGATATTCTAGGCCGCCTGATGCTGCGTTTGCGAATAGAGCGGTGGGGTTTATGGCCCCGGCCGCTATAGCTCCTAAGTTGAACCCCATTAGAACCGTCCAAAGGTGGCTGGAACACCATAAGACATGATTGGACGAGTGTGTTTGTAATCGAACCATGCATCATAGAGTAAATGTGGATAATCTGCTGCTACTACTAGAGAGCGTTCGATTGGGGTTGCGGATTGAATGAATGTTGAGTTTAAAGCTGGGAGAGTTGAGAATTCCTCAGCTAAGTGCCATACGTCTAATGTTTGAGCGTAAGTTGAGCGGAATTGACCTCTGATTTCTGAAGGTTTGTATCTATATTCAGCGTAACGTTCTTGATAACCGAAGACTTGTAAGTCTGCTGCGG